AGGCAGATCGTAAAGACGAATTACCTCGTCCCGAATCTTGGCAGGGTCAACACCTAATTGCGTGAGGACAGGTACGAGTTGTAAAAGTTGCTGGCGACGTACCGACTCCGCAATAGGAGTTGAAGCTTGATCAAGAGCTGAGTATTTAAATTTGCCCTGCAGTTTATCGGAGGTGATGATCTCCGGAGAGCCGTCCAGCAGAATCACCTCTCGAGTGCCTTCCTCAATGACCAGGCTGAGGATGTTGACGTAGGTGTCAGCTATATGCTCAATCATCTGGTCCCGTTCTCTGGCCAGGCGGCCAATCTCAGACGCAGTGTATTGTGCCAGTGCAGCAATCTCGGTGGCGGAGGCCTTGGTGGTTTCCCCACGGGTGAAGGGTGCGAGGACAGAGCCCTTGGCCAGGTCAGCCTCAATCTGGCCGAGATACTGCGCGTGGTTGGAACTAATGGGTGCATTGGGCACCACGGACATGAGGCCGGCCAGATTCTCCGCATCCACTGGAATCATGGCGCCATCAATGCCGGCGGTGATCTTGGCCAGGCTTTCCTCGTCAATGGCACCTTCCCGGACCAGATACTGGCGGGTGTCCCGGCGGACAGCGTTGGCCCAGAAACTACGCAAGATATTCTTCTCATACACCTGATCATAGATACGCTTCATAGCACTGAGACCATCAAGCGGTTGATCCGGCACGCGGCTGTAGTAAAGCGGAATGATGGCTGAAGTTTTAGACCCATCATGCGACTCTAGCGGAATAGGGCCACGCTCTAACAAGCCATTCCCCTCAGACCAGTTCGGTGTCCAGAAGTAGAGCTCCCCGTTAACAAAATCATAAAGCTCTACGACCTTGCAGTAGAGAAACTGATTGGGGAGAGAGTCAGCTTGCTGTGCCAGGTAAGGATCTGAAGCACTTCCACCATACTCTGAGAAGTAGTCGGTTTTCTTAATACCGACCCAGCGCTTACGCCCAAAACGCTCATCCATTGCCGCAATCGATTCGTAATAAATGTGACCTACGTACCTTTGTTCCGACCAGTCACAAGCATCCCGGTCGACAATGATTTCCCAAGGGGCCACCGCCTTCATGCCTACGGATTCCAGCATATTGGTAGCGTCACGAGGATAGAGTTTCACAAAGGCATTGGGATAGATGAGCGCCAAGCGTGAGGCTAACTCTAACTGAGTGCGCTGGTCATACAGAAAACGGTTAGCGACTTCCTTGACTAGGTCCAGGTTGCCCTTGCCCTGGACATCAGCACCAACCTCGACAGCAGGTGCCTTGCTGAAGAGGGAGGCAATATACCCCTCCACATACGCATAAGCATCCGCCACCTCAACTCTGATCTGCCCGTGCGTACCAAAGATCTCCTTTTCCTTGTAAAAGTCGATGGTGTATACCGACTTGTAGCGACGCATTTCGGCTTGCCGTTCCTGCCAAAGTGCTTCGTGCTCGGCTAGCACTGCTCGAATAAATTTGACTCTATCATCATTGCTTAGGGCCATTATACAGGTTCCTCGTATATGAACGGAGTGTTAAATTAGTAGCGCTTCTCTTTCATACCGAGAGCGTTATTGATGATGCGGTCAGCACGTCTTTGCTTAATCCACGACGGAAGAAAAGCATCCTTGCTGAGAATGACGGATTTAAGGCACTGGCAAGCAAGTGCCAGGGCAATAACGGCGTCACCGTGATGGTCGAGATTCTTGGGGACAGAGGGGGCCAGGCCACGTTCGTCCACCTGGAAGGAGCGGATCTCTGAGAAAGTAATGGAGTCAATGTTAGTGATGACGCCTTGAGCGAGTAAACTCTTTAACTCCTCAAACATCGTGAGTTTTGTTTTCGTTGTTGTAGTCCAGTCCCGATCGTTTTTATCTTTCCAGAAGTTAGTGTAACCACGGTGACGGAGTTCATTCAAGACTGGGAGACCCCAGTTATTGGACTCCACCAGGACTTTGGCACCTGCATACTCAGTAGCCAGATGATGTATCTTCTCGGCTAATTGCACTGGGGAGATAGTATTAGAACGGAACATTGCGACAGGTTGATATGTGCTCTTATCAACGACACAAATGACGGAGTAATCCTGGCCTCGGCCGCTGGCGACATCCACTCCGATGGCATAGGAGCTATTCAGATCTGCATCTGAGTATCGGTATGTCTTGTTATTCTCCGGTTCAATCTGGACCACGTCTACGTATCTTAAATCCTCATCTGTGAAGTAGGCGTTACCCGATTGGGCGAAGGCTTCCTCTAGCGTCAGTGGATACTCTCGACGAAACTTATCAGCCCCGAGGCGGTGGATCATGACTTCCCGCCAGTGCATCTGCTCGGTGTGGAGACGATGCTCCACCTGGTAGGCCTGATCAGTAGGGCGCCAACCTCGCGGTGGATCGGAGCGATAGCCGGCATGCTCCGCCCAGGGAAAGAAGACAAACTCCCAGTCGCCTTCCCCGCGCTGAGCCTTGATGATCTCCTGGTGTAGAGCATCGCCATAAAAATTAGCCGTGCTTTCTATGATCAATTTTCCGCCATTCAAGGCGCCTAGAGCGGTGGCTTTCAACTCTGCCGGATCCGGCGCGAAGGCATACTCGGAAATGATCAGATAGTTGCAGCTGAAAGATCTCAAGCCGCCCTTGCCCTCAGCGGACACGGCCATGACCCGGGCACCTGTGTCGGCAAATACTATCTCGGTGGTGTTGTCAATGATCAGTTCTCTCTTGAGTGGACCAGGTAGAGAATAGTAGAAGCGCTTAAAGACATTTAACAGATGCTTAGCACTGCTTGTCTTGTGTGACATCAGAGCGACGGTGATGGGTTCAGTACTCGTATACCACTGGTAGAAGAGCCAGGCGAGGGTGAAGGTGGTAGAGCCAATCTGCCTTGGCTTTAAGAAGAGGCAATCCTTGTCGGATTCCAGAGCAGCATACATACGTACCTGTTCGTCTGTCGGAATTAGGTTGACTTGCTTTCCGCGTTTGTCGATAATTTTTAGTCGCGAGATAAAACTGAGAGGGTCAGCTAGGATTGCATGGAGATTTTTCTTAGACATATCGGATCTCTGCTATTCCGTACTTCGTGTAAGTGGTGCTCTTGCCGAGAAGCCAATTTTGTAAAGCGCTTTTCGACTTAAGGCCAAGCTTTGGCCAGGCAGCTTTTCTAGATTCAAAGACTGTTTCAGCGCCATTAGCCCACTTGACGTAGACAGGTTTGTACTTGCCAGCTGCTGCTGCTTTCCGATGCGCTTCGCTGTGCTTTTTGCCTTTCTGCGCATCACTGATCTTCTGTTTACCGGCAGCCGACATCTCAACAGGCGCTTTAAGGCAATTGCTATGCTTGTTAATGCACTCAGTCGTATTCAGGTAATGCTGCTCTCTCGCTCTAACGATGCTCTTGTCACACTCTTCTAGGATGCGAAACTCAACACTGTCCGGATCTGCATCATAGGCAGTCTGAAGCTGGTGATGCCAGTGCTTGCCATTTTGTAGATTTCTCCAGTGCCTACGCCAGCGACCCTTCAGGTCAACTGAACTACCAATGTACCGCTCTCCGGTATGCTTGACTACAATTTCATACACGCCGCACGTGCTCATGATGCCTCCAGGATGTGTACAATCATACTACAAAGTATACAATAGTTAAGGCCCGAATCAAAAACGGGACCTGTATTCACGCCTAACTAGATATATGCTATGAGTGCGATTGTTCAACATATACCCCTCATCGCGCTCTACAGTGTTTTTTCCTTCGCTTCTGTGCCTTCTACCTGCGATAGCCATTCTCTTAGTTCATAGGATTCTCTCTCTTGCGCATGGTCCTGATCTTTATCCAAGCGTTTGCGTCTGAGCATCTCAAATGCTGAGAGTTGTTTTAACACCGACATCAGATTACCGTTGCCTATCTTACAGTTCCTCGCTACGGAGATCTCCTGCATACTTTCCGCCGCAATCTCCCAGAGAACCTCTTCAATGTCCTTGTCCTTAAGCGCTTTTGTCAGTGTCTTCTTCATAGTGAACCGTGAGCAATGAGAAACAGCGCATACTGGATGAAGCAGAAGGCAACGAGAGCAATGAAGCCAGTGATGATGTCATCAATCAAATCAAACTCCAGAGATAAAGCACCACGAATAGCACGAGCGCGAAACTAAGCACGCCAGCAGCCGCTGTAAGTATGCGTTCTTGTGTGTCTTTCATAGGTAGAAGCTCCTCAAGTTCTCAGTATGGGTGAATAATCAAGCGAATTCTTAAAGTGTCTCAGAAGTTAAACAGAACAAGGTCGGTTACACCGAGCCAAACAGAAGCAAAAGCAGAAGGTCAAGGAATACCATGTAGCACTGTAGCAGGAGAGCAATGACACTGAAGCTGAGACATAAGCCGCAGATGAACAGCCACCAACAGAGCCACAGAGGGTAACGGGTCATGAGATGGCACAGGGTGCAATTACATTCATGTTATAAACATCTGCTTAAACTCAGAGGGAGACAGCGTCTTGCTCAGTTCG